GCGCCTATTAGGTTAGCGCCTCTTAGGTTAGCGTCTATTAGGTTAGCGCCTCTTAGGTTAGCATCTCTTAGGTTAGCGCGTGTCCCGCCTTCGTTATTTAGCCATTTAAAATGTTCTTCTATTATATTTTGTAACTCTTTTTCGTTAATAACTCTCATATCTGTCCTCCTTACAATCTTTTTTGTATTCACTATGTCCGTAATTTCTACCTTTATAATCTTTGACACATGCGCAATTTAATAATTTGTCTTTGTTTTTACACGTGTCACAACTTTGGCTTTTGTATCGTTTCATTTCATCACCTTAACCCTTTCTTAACATCTAACTGCTAATATATAACCTTGTTCATCAAAATTATATATTGCTTCGTGTAACTTCTTTGTATTTTTTTGTAGTAATTGTTTGGGTATTTCTACAGGTTCACTTAACCAGTTGTGTTTTACTGCGACGATAGGCAATTCCTCACCAAACCAATTATAATAACCTTCTTGAAGTAATCCGCTAGGTAGCAAACAATTTTTTTTGCATAAATCACCATTTACTTTTGTTTTTCTATCTGGACAATTACCAAATTTGCATATTCTTTTTTCTTCGATCGGGTGCATGTCTAATACGTCTTCAAGAACAATAGCGCCAACTGGTACTGGTGTTGACTCTTTATCACAATAATGTAGGCCTTCGCCTGTTACTTTATATTGCTTCATTTTTAATCACCTCAATTACTTTGAAATTTGATATTATGTTAGAAACTTCAAAAGTTTCGTAAACTCTTCCGTTTATATAATGCTGTACTTCAATAGAGTTGTAAGCAATTTTACCCCCATGTTTCTTCTCGCATAGTTTAAGAAGAAGTTTACCCAACTACAAAATCTGTTGATCTAAGTCCAATCTTTTAATTTTAAGCTCTATATACCATTTAAAAAAATTCATCGTTACATCTCCTAATAACCGCCTACTCTGGCATACTAAACTTATCCCTAAGTCCCAACATTAAACCTTCTTTTTTCATTTCAATCTGACTTTTAACATCACTAGGCAAAGCTTCAAATTCTCTATCGTTTTTGACTACAGCCTTGTAACTTCTCATAAAGTTAGAACTCACTACCGATTGAACCGTGTCGCTATCCATCAGCGCCCAATTTTTAAGTTGTTGCGGTGTTCTCACCACGTCTTGTAATTGCTTAGGCAACTTCTCGAACTCTTGACTTGCGTTGTATGAGCTGTTGCTAATTGCCTTGCTAATTAATGACCATGCTTCTTGTTCGGACATTTCTCTTTTGCCACCCGATTGGATAAATTTTATTTTTTCAATTACCTGAGAAATCGAAGGAGGCCATTTGCTAGATGCTAATAATGCCTTAATTGCAGATTGAACAATCTCGTAATTATAATCAATCAACATCTCATTCCAAATAGATACCATCATTGAAATTTCATCCTTGCTTTGTTCTTTAGCCCAATTCGGGTACGTTGCTTTTAAAATCATGACTATTTTAATTGTTTCCGCTTTGTTCATTTGCTAACATCTCCTTTAGCGCATCCATCATCGGATCACTCTTGTTGTTTTTTAAAGCTTCATTTTGACTTTGAAGTAATAAAGTACCAGCCTTTTCTCTTAGTTTCGATGTACTCAATATATTACTTCTCCAAAAGTCACTATTTTGACTAAACTCAATTATGTGTTTAATTTCATCAACTTCACGATTGTCTAGCCTAATCATCCTATCAATGTTTACACACCAATTATCAAATTTTGTAGTCTCTGGTTTAGGCACCTTTGCGTTAGGGTCGTTCCTTAACATATAATTAATTAAATACTTGGTTAACTTAAATTCATCAGAATTAAATTTGTCAGCAAATTTAAAAGATTGTTCTTTCTTATCATTCTTTAATTCTTCTTTATCATTATTGTTAGTGTCCAAGTGGTGTTTCTCTCGTGTAGGGAGACTTGTCCTTTTGGTGTTACCCTGTTCTTCTTTTTCTTGATACAACGCCCAATTTTCAACGGTTATAATAGTCCCTAAAGTGTTACTGCAAACGCTTATCATATTTTGTTTGACTAACCAGTCAATAATTGACTTAACTGTTTTACTATTAGGTTCTTTCCACTTACGACCCTCATAGTACCCTACCTTTTGCGCCAACAATCGGTATGAAGTAGCCATCTGCCCTGGGAAAATTTTTGTAAACGATCCGTCTTTATTTGGTATTTGCGCTTCTGAATGATTAACAGAATATTTAATTAGTTGCCATACCCTGTGGTACATGGGTGGCATTAACCATATATTCGATTCAATTTCCTTTCTATAATCTTTAATCCACCCAGCCATAATTAATCGCCTTTAAGCCATTTTTTCGCTTCTTTGTAATTAAATCTAGCGTGACCGTTTCTGTTTTTGTCATGTGGCATACCATTGACCATATACCTATTTATAGTTCTTTCTGATTTTCCTATTTTTTTAGACAACTGTTTTTTTGTTAATTCTCTTTCCAATGTTGTCACCTCCTAAAACAATAATACCACAACGTCAAACTTTGTCAATGACATTTTTAAAAATAATTACCGCAAAATATTTTGCACATATAACAATAAAAAAACACCCCGAAGGGTGTTTAGTTTTACCAGTCCATATTTTCATTGTATGTTATCTCTGCGCCTAACGATTTAGCATATTCAATAATTTTATTGTTAATTGATTTAGTAGTTCTCATGTTGATTGTATATATATGAGTTTCATCAATTTTTAATTCAGATTCAAATTGTTCTTTTTTACCAACAGGAACAAAAGATTTTATTTCTTCTACAGGTTCAAAAGAGTTAATCGGTTCAAAACTTTGGCTGTTTTCTGATTCAAAAGATTCTTTCACATGCTGCTGTTTTTTTGATTCGGCTGCATTTTTAGCTTTTTCCTCTTCTTCTGCCTTAAGTCGTTCTTGTTCTACTCTTCGTTGTTCAGCTTCAATAGCTTTCCGTTTTGCTGTTTCTTCCGCTGTTTTTTGTCTCTGTGCATCGTTGCCGATTTGAAGGAGTATTTCGCCCACTTCTTTTTTACCTTGCATCTTAGTGTAAAAATCGGCGTTTAAAGGCGTGTCTAAGTTTTGGCTATTCATTTCTACCTGTTGAGTAATTAACTCAATTTCTTTTGCGATCCTTTCTCTTTCGTCTACAATTTCCTGCGCTTGACGCTCTATATCTCTTACTAAAGCGACTTTAGAGTTAGCTTTTGACCAATACCAATCCTCGATAATTAAACCGTGTACGTCAAACTTTTCCTCTGTTTCTTTAATTATTTCTCTTGATAACTGCTTGCGATCTTCCTGTACTTTAATTTGATAATTTTTGCATTGTTGGTCAATAGATTCAGAAGCATCTTTGACAATGTTTGTTAAATTCTTCATTTGGTTTTCAAAGTCTGTTACAGATTGAGTAAGTTCCTTCTTTTTGTCTTTTCTAAAAGTATCTATTGATTTAATAACTTTGTTTAAATCAGCACGAACCTTTTTCGCTTCTTTGATGTCATCTTCTGCAAATACCATCGTTTCGTACTTTTCTTTTAACTTCAATGCACTTTCTTCAATTTCCTTGTAATTAATTTCAATCACAGCGGGCGCGTAGTTTTTTGTTACTATCATAAGTTCTTTCATAATTATTTACCTCCATTTTGTTTGATATAATTGTTTAATGCAGTTATACACGCCATAGCCTGCGCTGTATTTAATTGGTCTATTTCTGTAACTCCATAACCATTTAAAACGGATTCTTTTGTCACTTTTGCCTTCTCAATCATAGATTGAATTGTAGCTATCTTAGATTTTGAAATAGGTTGTTCTGACGGGTCTGTTTTGTCCTTTGGATCGCTTCTATTAATAGAATCGTTTTCCGCTATATTGTACACAGAAACGTACAAGTATCTAGTTATAAATGTTCTTTTAGACCCCATTTCTTGAATCCCTTGCATTTTTTTATTTTCAAACTCTCCCTCTTGGCACTCAAATACTAATGTTTCATTTGCATCATCTGCGTTGTAAAGAGTTAAAACGCCCGTCATTTTTCCTTCTTCTGAAAATTTAAAATTAATTATAGGGCATAATCCTAATTGTAAATTAATTTCATTTAATTCTGTGCTGAAATCACCCAATTCTAAATAATCATAATTTCCAAAATCGCTATGCCCTGTCGCTTTAAGTTCTTTTTTATCTAAAAGAACCCTAGCTTCTAAAAGTTTTTGAAATACATTTTTCTTTTCGCTCATATGTACCACCCTTTCTATTTGATAACACAATATTATAACGATAAATTATAATTGTCAAGTATATTTGCAATAAAAAACCCAACTATTTAATAGCTGGGTTCTTTGGGTTAAGATATTTAAAATTCCTACGAAAGGGTATATTTATTATAACATATATTAATCTTTAAAACCAACAGTATTTGGATTTATAAAAACCCCAGCTGCTGTCATTACAGCCAAGACTGCATTTACCCATGTGTTGTATCCCTCTGGAACACTATACACACCAAACACTTGACCTGTTATGGCGATTAAAGAAAACATAGCAATCCAAAACCCTTTATTTCTAAATCTTTTTTTATCCATTGTCGTTTTCCTTTCTAATCCTAAATAAAATATTAAACACCGCCCACGCAGGCATAGGGTCATCTAATTTATTTATCCAATAAGGTTTATCTACAATATCAGATAAATTGTTCAACCCTTCAACTTTCCATTTCAGTGGTTCTTTTACGTTAACGTCTTTTAATAGTTGTTCAAACGGAAAATTTAAACCTGGACAAGTTTTGTTAGCGTAATCACTATGTTTAGCAAGTGGTAAATCTCCATATCTACTTCTAATGTTTTTAATTAATTCGATTAATTTTAAATATAAAGAGCTAGGTAAATTTTCCTTGTCATAATTACCTACTATGCAAATGCCTATTGATTTGTTATTCATACCATTTTGTTTTGTGTGGGCCCCGCTTAAAGATTCATCCCTGCCCTTGATGACCTCTGCGTTCCCATTAACATTTTCAATAATCCAATGATATCCAATATCACGCCAATTTAGCGTATCTTTATGATATCTTTTAATTGCGTCATAGTCTTTAGCCACACCGTCTTTCGTTGCGCTATGATGCAAAATTATAACCTCTGGTTTATTCATGCTATCACCTTCCTTTATGTTATAATATCATTTTTCAAAAAAATAAAAAAGACTCGCTTGGAGTCTTTAATATTACATAGGAAATACGATAGGAATAATCGCCACTCTATATTGATTGTCTGTAGGCTGCTCAGTAAACTTGATAGTTACCGTGTTAGCGTCATTAGCTTCGTTAAAAGGTGTAGGTACTTGTCTGTAATCGTCAAGTTTATCCCTCATAATTACAGCTACATCTTGAGTTCCAAAATTATGAGTAATTACATAAACGCCTGTACCTGCTGTATGTGCCACATCCGTTTCGCCATCCTTTACATCATAAGATTTACCATTACGGTTTAACTTTGCTTGTGCCGCTGCATCTAAATTACTTTCAGAAACACCACCCGTTTTTACTTGAATTTGACCAGAGCCATTAACTTCTAATGTAACACCATCAACACTTACATTAATCTCGTTGTTTTCTGAATCGTAAATAAGCCCACTACCCGCAAAAGTAGCGCCGATTACATCGAGGTCTACAACTAAATCACCGTCTACCACCTTTAACGTTGCGTTATCAACAGTTAAAGAAAATACACCATTGGCACCATCGTAATTAATAACACCAGTAGCAGATAAAGCACCTCTTACAAAAGCTTCTGATACGTTAGATGGTAATAACGTAAAGTCTGTTACATCATCAGCGGTGCCACCGTTATGAATGTAAGTTCTTAACCCTGCGTCTGTCGCATTAGTTAATACAATTACGTCACCTTCTGCAAATTCGTTGCCCGCTGTGTATTCAGTTGCTACAAAGTCACCGATAGTAACGTGAGCTTCAACGCTATCTACGTGTACGTTATCAATGTGAAGCTTTGCTAGGTCGTGCCATTCTAAACCATCAGACCAGTAAACCTTACTATTTACTTGTACCAATCTACCTTGGTAATCTGTTACAGATGGTAATGAGTTAAGCTCATGAACTTTTGCATTCATTAACTCCAATCCCTGTAAATCAATAGGGTTAATAAACTTTTGTGGATATAAATTTGTTGACATAAAAACACTCTCCTTTAATTAGTTGGATTTAATATTATAACCATTCTACCAGTTAATGGCTTATTAGAATGGGTATACACTATTTTTTCGCCTGTTGCTTTGTTGGTTTTAGTTTCGATAGGTAAAGAATATGTTGAATTTCTTTCAACTATAAAACCATCGTCACTCCTAATGGTTTCCCACACAGATGTTTGTATCAGATTAAGACCTCTTGGTATAGTCATTTCTATATATCTGAGGTCTTGGAAATCCAATTCTACAGAATAAACTTGGGCTTCTTTGAGTAATAATATATCATTTGTATTCGCTGTCACGGAATTTTTTATATCATCCGTTGGCAAATTCGATATATAACCATAAACCAAAGTTCCGAAAATTGCTTCAAACCCAAAATTTATTATTAACTTTCCGTTTGAAAAACTCCAATCATTAGGGCTTATATCTTGCTCTTGATTATTGTATATAAAGATGGGTTGGGCAAATTCAACCCCTTCTTCTACATTTATCACCCAAGAATTAGCGGGTATTTCTTGTATGTGTTTAACTGCTTTAATATACATTATTGTACCCACACCTCCCCGAATAGTATAAATTCCTCGTCTTTCTTAATTGTATCTTTAAATGCTATATCCATGACTTTAGTAGCAGTATCAAATCTTTGTGTAAAATCTAAAGTTAATGGTTTGCCGTTACTATTTTTTCTGAACACTCCTACTATACGTGGGAAATTCTCATCATCTATACCAGTAAAGTTAATACTGAACGTAGTTGAATCATTAGGCATAGTTTGATCTATGGAGAACTTCATACTATCTCTATAAGTTGTGAAATCATCAGCAGTAAACAGTTGAATAAGATTATCTTTTAACTCCTCTGTCTTAGAATCTAAATAATCCTCTGTAGTGATTTCATCAAAAGTTATGTGTGTATCTATCATAGGCTTATCATCAGATGTACATTGCAAGAATGAACCGTCATCTTTTTGGTCTTCTGAACGCAATACAATTCTGTCACCATCTTTTACATCAATAGAAAATGGTTTCATATGATATAGTACATTTTGAGCGCCACCACCAACTAAAAACGATGATTCAGAATCAACTATCTTATCATAAGTCAATCCATTTGAGTGTAATTTACCGTACCAGTATCTTACCGTGGTAGATGTGTTATTGGCTTGTTCACTCCATAATCTAATAGAAGTCTTAATAATCGCTTTACCTTCTCTATTAAATTTTATAGCACCCTCTCCACCTTTTGCAACTGAACCACTAATAGTATTAACAGTTGAATCAATTGAAATATCAGCTAATCCTTCATTTAGAACTCCACATGGCATAGGTAATTCATTTGAATTATTTGTATATTTTAATGCTTTATACCCTTGAGTGTCTTGCACTAATCTCTTATACTCTCTATCAATTTCTAAGTGTCTTGAATTAGATGGTTTAGATAAGTGCAATGCATAGCCAATAAACGGATTAACTACATTTACAGCAAAGTCATGAATCCTTAATGAAGCTGATTCAAAGCCCAACTCTGGATAAATAGCAACTGCAATATTATTCGCAGTATCTGGAATATCAAATGTTCTTTTAGCATCATAGAAGGCCTCAGAAGCATTTACATTAATAAGTTTCTTGCCAATCTCTTTCCAGTTAGGGTCTAAATTAAGAGCTGATACATTCCTACTTGTATATATTTCATCAGTATACTCATTAGGTTTACCAATCCACTTAAACACAGATAGATAATACCCAGTTTGTTGATTTTGCATATTAACAGTCACTTGTATCTGTTTGTTGTGCAACAACTTAGTTTTATAAGCGTCAAACACAGTCTTAAATACAAAATCTGTCCCTTCTGCTTCAAATGCACGCGTCTTAGAATCTGGATTCTGAGGTGTTGCACTATCTACATCTTTTACAGCTATAGTAGTTGTCTGGACTGCATGTAAATCAAAATGATGTATATCATCGTAATGATCTCCTGCGTTAATCTGAGTCGTAGGTACTTCTTGTTCTAATGTATATTTAAGTTCTCTTTGAGCATCACCCATATATACAGCGGTATAATTAATATCTTGCCCTGCATCTAATTCATATTGAGTTAATGCAATACCAGATTTCTCTGTAGACGATAAACTCTGAATCATTATTCCAGTTATACCATCGTATTTCTCAGTAGTGTATATATCTTGGTCTAATGAACTAACTATAATAAATTTAAATTGCTTTAATCCTGTGGCGTTAACTACAGCCATTAAGTCAATGTGGTCTAATTTCTCACCTACATAGTATTGTCTTTCAGAAGCAACTACAGTATTATTCACATCCTTAAGATAAATTGTATCTTCATCTAATGGATTTAGATTAGCATTGGCCAACATTACACGTATAAATCCATTGTCTTGTGCTTTACCTTCGAATGACACCCTTGCACAAACTAAGAAATCAGTACCACCAGTAATATTAGGGTCTTTGCCATCATATTCTTGAATACCAAATGTTCTATTTGATTTATTCTTTTGGATACCTCTGCCATCAGCATCAATAATAATATTGTCTGGGAATATAGCCCCTCTATGATATTTGCCCGCATCAGAATTCTTGCCCATAATTTCTATAGGACTGGACATGTAAGCCAAGAATCCACTGTTATGTTGTGGTTCATAAGCATTATGGTCCACTTCCACAATTACGCATAATTGTTCGTCAGGATCAGAGAATCCATTAAGAGGTGTTAGGAACTTCATAGAAGTAGATTTAAACTCTTGATCTGTCCCTGTTTCTGATTGTTTAAGTGGAAATTTAGCATTTATATACGGTCTAATAATAGCCTTGTCGTTTTCATCTGGGTCAACCTCTACAATGGAAGTAGTAAATGCTAAATCTTGAATACCTAAATTTAACTCTGTAGGGTCATCACCTACTACACTAATACCATCATCAGTAGGTATAACTATCTCAAAATCAAATGTACATACATAGTTCTTATTAGCTGTTAACAAATCTCTTGTAACTATATACTTGTAATTCAAACCATTATAAATATAATCAGACGAATATAAAGAATAGTTAGTACCACTTGCTTTTAACTGTAATAATAAAGGCGATAATTCAGCAGGCATTATAAACGCTAAATGTTTATCTTGATTTGGTGAAGTTAATTGAAATATCTTATTAGAATCAAGATCGCCCTGTATCCAGTTATTATCTGTAGGCGTAGTTACATCATCAACCCATCCGTAATGGACTGTATTGTTTTGATATCCTACATCATCAACCATACTTAGAATTTCATCTTTTGTATGAATCTTATCTGATAGTTGCGGTAAGAAATTAAAATGTAATTTAATATCAGTATTTGCATTAATAGCTGTAGGGAATGACCAGAAATAATAATCTTTATTTCCCCATGAACCCTCAGTTACATCTGCATTATCTTGAGATACACCATTGATGTGTACTTTATCGATTAATACACTCATAAACTCAGGGATTCTTAAACATAGATAACTTGTCTTATTTGGGGATGTAATATCTGTTGTATGGTCTAATATAACCGTGCCTTCGACATGAAAGTCACCAAAAGCAGTTGCGTAATTATCTACAAAGCCATATTCAGCGTACTGATTCGCTATACCTGCATCTACAAGCTGCGGAATGGTGTGTAATTGGTCTTTAAATTCTTGCGCTATTTGACTTGTTGTTTTTAGTCTGTCAGCAAGTTTGTTTTCTATCTCTTCAATAGTTAAACCACTACCGCTCTGACCTATGTTAGGATAAGCTATTTTAACATCAGCCAAAATCCTTTGCATTGAGTCTGGCATAAATCCACTAAAACCAGTTTTCCAAGTATCTCCTGCTCTTATTAAAAACAGAATGTTATCTGATGGTACTTGAACAGAAGTAGAAACGCCGTTTATTAATATACCCGCTGGTGCGATTATTTTTATGCTGTCATTAATATCTTGGTTATCTATAGAAAAAACAGTTCCCTCTTGAATGTCTGCATGATTAGGTAACGTTATGGAATTTTTAGTACCATCAACCGCAAAAGTGGTTATAAAGTATCCGTGATACGCTTTTGAATCGTCAATGACGTTCGTAAGGTCACCTTTAAATGTACCGCTAAATGTTTTTTGGTTTCTTAAAACATTAATTCTATCTAATTCTTTTTGAATTTTGTCTATATCATCAGTTTTGAAATAATTCGATTGAACTTTAAAACATTCAAACGTCGCCATGTATTCGCCTATTTGATTTGCTTTTCCAAACACTCCACAACTACCAAAAATTAAAGATATGTCGCTTTGTTTTCCTATTGTAATTGTATTGTCGCCTTGTGTGTTGTTCGCAAAACCTATATAAGCTTTTTCTCCCTCATTTGCGGTTGTTACAGTTGTTTGATAATTAGTAATTAAACTGACAATGCCATCTGTTCCGCTTGAAATATCCTCGTCTAAAACACCAAACAACTCGCCGTTATAACCTGTTGTTTTGTTAATCTCGATAATATCGTATTTACCGTTTGATTTAGGAGACAAAAACACAAAAGTCTTAGCGTTTATAATGTTTCCAGTTGAGTTTGTGGCCTTGATACCAAAAGAATGTTTAAAGCTTAATTTGTCTGGGTCTTCTATTACGCTAGGCATATCAAAAAACTCTAAAGCATCTTCGTCATCGTTAACCTTGATTATTTTACCTGATTGACCTGTATAAGACGCTGGTGTATCTGTGAGTTTTGTAAATTCTGTTACTACTTCTTGCGGAGTTTGTATATCACTTGTTAAGGCTACATCGTATCTTGTGATTACATTGTCATCTATCGCAATATATGGCAGTGTGCCATTACCAAGCATATTAATAACGTTATCAGCTTTAAACACTAAAGTGATATCGTAATTAGATAAACTTGACCACCAAGGTTCTAGGTCTATTTTAACGTCACCCGCTTTAAGATCATATCCATGGTGCTCTGCTTTTTCTTCTGCTGTCGTTGCATTATACGCCCTTTTGCTAGGGTACCATTCTATATCATTGCCACCCACAACCACTTTAAATCTAAAGTTATCTGCATCTGTAGTAAATTTAAAATATGCAGATTGCGTCTGGTGTTCGTAAGTAGGTAACCCTAGGTGTGCGCTTGAAACATTATTCATAACTGTATCAGAGTCACCCTGCAAGGCTTGTTTTAATCTTTTAACACCCCTTGCGTAATACACAGGTCTTTTTGTTCCTGTATCTGGGTCGTTCTCATAATCTAAGAACAGATACTTCTTACCACTGGCAAGTGTTTCGTTTTCTAAGAAGTTACCATTTTCATGTATATCAACTGTACCAATCTTAATGGTGTTTGGTAAAGTTTGTATACTGTAAGGAAAATCAACTATTTTATCCACTCGGTTTATATTTATACCAGTATCTTTTATAACGCCATTTTCTACGTTTACTATATTTCCGTCTGGTATAGTCTGTATTGACTGCACGTTACTTAAGTCGTTGTTGGCCTTTTTAGTTACTTCGTTATCTAAATCATTAACATCTGATTTTATTTGTGTTATGTCTTGGGTGTTTTGATCGTTTGCAGCTTTGATGGCATCAACGGTCTTTTTTAAAGATTCATATGTCGGTAGGTTGTTTGGCGTAGCTTTGGCAGTATAAGCAAGGTTTTCATCGACATAGTAAATCATGTTGTAAGTAAATGCATTGATACCATCTTCAACGTGCAATATAAATTGGTTTTTGCCATGGACATTTGTAATCATTTCAGTTACAGGCACGGTGATTATATCAGATGCAACTGTAACATTATAATTTGTGTCCCCGGGGGCTAAAACGTAGTTACCTTTATTTGTTTCAACTTCTTTTTGTAAATTTTTATCATAGTGTGTTTCTAAACCATAAATACACACTACTGTTATTTTTGCAGATGGCGAAATACTCTCCAAAACGTTACCCCTAGTAAGAGAAATTTTAAAGTTAATATCTTCGTTACCTTGCAAAAGATTTCTTGTTAAAACGATATTTTTGCTATCTAAATCTAAATTTACGGGTATATCTTTTCTAATCATTTTTTTCACCACCATTTAAGTATTCTTGTATTTCTTGTTCTAGTTGCTCCTTTTCGCCTTTGTTAACTCGATTAACTATGATGGTATTGGCTCTAACAGAACAACAGTTAAGCATTTTCATAACGCCTTTTAAAATATCATCATATTCCATAAGTTCACTTCCTTATAGTTAAATTTTATTAGAACACAGTAAGTTATACCTTGCAAAAAACTTGCAAAACGAAAGACCCCTTAGTCATAAGGAGTCTCGTTTATTACTTTTATAATCTTTTTCTTAATGCTTTTTACCCTACGTAGTATGGTGGCTTCCGAATAATCCATTTGTACGGCTATTTCTAAGTTATACCAACCTTTACGCTTATAATTTAGTATTGTTATCTCTTGATCTGTAAAACCTGCGTGTTCAATAAAATAATCAAACTCGCACTTTGTAAAATCAAATTTCAAGGGATTGCCCCCTATCTGCTTCTATAAGTTGTTTTTCTTTTTCTTGTGCGTTTAGATTTACCATTATTTTTGGTTCTTTTGCGCACCTTCGAAATTCTTGCTGCCATTATTAATCACATTACCTTTCCCGTCTTGATAAATCGCACTCGAAGTATCGTCCGCTTGTACTGTTATTTCAGTTTCGTAATCATATTGATTCCAAACATACAACCACGCCATATTACTAAAAGCTAAACAGAATATTAATAATCCTATTAACACCGCTTGTCTTTTATTGGCGCATCCTTGCTCTCTAATTAATTCGAAAGCTACGCTCTTGTTTTCGTCCATAATTCACCTCTTAAAAAATCATTGGAATTACAACAGCTGCTACTGCTACAGCTAATATTGTTACACCACCAATAATCATATTTAGTTTTGCATCTATGGTGGCAAACTTGATGTTAAGATTGTTTTGACCAGCTTCTAAGTTTCTAATCCTGTTAAAAGCATCTTTAAACTTTTCGTCCGTGTCCCTTCTTAACTGTTTGACTGATTCACAAGGGCATTTTTCATTATCTGACATGCCATCACCTCTTTAAAAGTATTATAACACTTATTTAGAAATTAATTCGCTATTTTTACTAGTTTTAACAATTCTTCGTACTCTTTTTGGTCGATATCTTTATCAGAGAGTAACTTATTAAGGCCACTCTCTTTTAGTTTGTTAATTTGTTTATCGGAGAATCCATTGTTTAAAATCATATTCTTGATAATCTTGTACCAACTCCACATTATAATGCCCCCTTCGATCCAAGAATTTCTGCTGTTATGAAATTTAGTTTTTCATTTAGCTCTATATTAGTTTTCTTCTGAGCAATCTCCTTATCCTTATTTGTGCATCTTCCTGTAGATAGAAACTTCTCATATTCATATTTAGAACCACTCTCTGTTAAATCATAATTCTTATAGAATCCAAGGCAACCATCCCAATAAGTAGATCTATATAGCATAAAGTCACATCTATCAGATAAGTCTAATTCTCTATCCAAATCAAATTCTATGACTCCGTGTTTAATACCTCTTACGACCACATCTTCTTTTATATCTTCTACTACTTCATCAGTATAAATGTGGCCATCCTCAGATGAGTCAAATGGATCAGCAATAGATAATGGATATTCTTCTATTGATTCTTTTTTTAAAGGCATAACCTCATAATACATAGTTTCCAATGTATATAGAGGCAATCCACTTGTATTTGTATATATATCCTCAATTTTATGAGGGGGTCTTGTATTAACGTATATCTTCATATTTGCCTCCTTAAACCTTTGCTATAACAGATTTTACACTAACAGTAGAACCCCAAGAATTTGAAAATACATATATATAAACCTTTGCGTTAGAGATTGCAGATATATCTATCTCTGTAGTAATATCATTTCCCACAACAGTGGGTACAACTTTACTTGCTAACGCTGAATTTCCACTATCTTTCATTCCAAATATAATCGTAGAGCGCGCTCCAGAAGCCCATTTCTCACTTCTTGTTACCTGGTATTTAATCTCCAATTTAGAATAAGGAACTACATTCTTTATGTCTGATTGAGCCTCTGCATCACCATCAACATTGATAATATTGTCTCCTGCTGATACTTCCACATAATTTGAAGTTACAGATACTCTACCAGATTCAGAAGCAGAGAATTGTCTAAAATTACCTGCATTATTACCCGTATCGAAGAATGTTAATTCATCAGGAGTTCCAAATGTGGTGTATATACCATCTGAATAATAATCATGGCCACCAATCTTATAGTGTGAAAATAACTTAACATAATAAGTAGTAAGAGGTTTTGTAGGAACTTGTTGACTGGTGCCTGTTATTACATACTTAGTTACACCACTATTAGACAACTCTATAAAACTTTTATCTTTAATATCGTATGTAGATACAAATAGTGTATTATCTGCAAAGTCGTTAGAAACAGGATTAGTCCATGAAATTAAGCCACCTACAGTTGATGATAGTCCTGTAGCATCGTTTAGGCCAAATCTACCCGCTGACTTACCAAGGATTTTCGTGTTACCATCTGTACGCTCTCCTACTGCATTTAACGAGTTTGATAGACTATCTACAGATGAAATTAACGAATTACCTACTGTGATTTTAGCATTAGCTTGACCGTTAGTTTCTGAGGTTGTGTAGTCTACCGTAATGTTATTAATATCAATATTGTTAGATTCAACTACAAACTTTTGAATTTCCCAATGCTCGCCACCATAAGCCAAATCAGTCCTAATACTTCCCAACCCTAATATATCTAAACCATTATTCGTTATTTTTAAAAACTTTTTATTCTTATACTTTAATAAAGAATCTGCAAAGTCGCTTCTATTTATAATGTAAGATGAGCCAGTATCGTGTAAATTAGATTTTTCACCCTCAACAACCCCATCATTCACACTAAACTGTGTGTAACCTTCGTATGAGTTGAGTGGTTCTAATTTATCTGATAATACTATTGTTTCTGGAGTTGCTAACTGGTAGGCTATTTTAGTTCCTACTAAATCCGCCTTTACTTCTTCTGTATTAGAATATTTACCTTTATTAAAATAAAACATCATTTTGGTTGAAAAGTTTTTATAAGTTACATATCCCGCTAAAGATGATGCATCGGTATCAAATATATCTGACAATTTAAAACCCTCTATTACACACCAATTTCTAGGGGAATGTGTACTTAACCCATATACGATTGAGTCAACTGGCTTATTAACTCTTATCCTATCGATTGATGATTGCGATGTGTCTAACGCATCAAAATCTTCTGCTTTTAATTCGTAAAACTCCCCATCACACCCAACATTGGTATTAGCACGCTTAATGGTTTTACCATTCTTACGAACAATCTTATCAGTTACGTCATTTGGTAGTTTTGCAAGTGGTTCGTCTAATACTAATTTTGAAGATATATAAGCGTTATAATTAACTAACCTATTATTTCCCTCTGTAACCATATAAGTCTCAAGTTGATTTGTTCTAAATGATAATCTAATGTAAGCATCCCCAAGTCTTGACTGAAATCTACCAATTACACCATCTTTGTTAGTCGTTTCATTTCTTAAAAGCTTAAAATTATTATCATAAAAATTTACATATTGTGTTGTTCCATCATTTTGAAAGTAAGTCGTATTTTCTTTTATTGCAATAAAATCTGTAGAGCTATCCACTTTAGACGATACAAAAATATCGTTAGGATCATAATAGCCTTTTAAATTTGCTTTATTTTTATCAAATAAATTCTTTCCAACTGCTTCGATAGCAACGCCGCGCAATGGTTGTAACTCTCCACCAACTTCTTGTAAAGCACCTTCAACTTCAAAGTCGCAAGCAGAGCTAACTACAAAATCGCTAGATGACTTTATTTTGTCCTCTCCGTTTCCTAGTTGTGTAACAATATCACTGTTTTCTTTAAACGCTATATCAAGTTTTTTGTCAACTATATTAAATGCATCACCAATCCTTTTTTCCATATCGTTCATTTCAGCTTGATTAAACTTGTTGCCCTCTTCAAATATAGTCCCTTCGTCTCTTTCTGCTTTAACTACTTGTTCTTGATTTGTTGAAATATCCGTAAGTTTTCTTTGATTAGGATATTGAACGACCCTATCTTTCCATTGTTTTTGTATAAAATTTATAAAACCCATTAAATCACCCCTATTTCTTCACCTGCGCCTATTTCTCCGCAATAATAATAGTTATCTTTGTTTAAATCATAAATAGTGTACAAGTCATATAAAACGCGCTCTAATGCGTTAGCTTTGTTAATGTTATTAACGGGCATCTGTGGAGTTTGTGGACAATTTGTATAAACATAATAAGCGTTTCTTAATTTATCCACATTATTGACTATTCTTTTAACTTCTGAATAAGTTGGATAATCCGTCATTTTCCAATTTGTTTTTGTTTGAATTGTAACCCCTAGCAAGTTAGATAGGATAATACAATTACCCTCTATCCTATTAAAGTCACTTGGGTTATAATACGCTTTTGAATTAAGTTTTAATATATCTTGATAACTTCTATCGTATATAGGGTTAACCCATGCCATCATACCACCTCATTTTTACCAACCACTTTGGCTTTTGCTACATATCCCCTTGTAAGATCAATATCTAATTTTTCTATACTGCCAACAACATTTGTGTTTACAACACTTTCAACTTTAACATAGTCTGATATTTTATCACCCTTTACCAAATAACTAAATTCATCAACACGCCTGTTTTCAAAATACCGCAAAATATTTTGCGCTAATGTTTTGGCGGTTTCAGAATCTATCAATGTGGTATCATCCACTTTAATTTGGTTTTTAACAGCACCCGCTGGCAATGTTGGCCTATTGTTTGTTATTAATATCGGGTTATCTTTATACCCTCTTCCATTTATAACAACTTCCTGTAAACTAGATACTTCTATTATAACGTAATTTGTCGAACTTTTGGTAATTGTAGCTCCTGTTGCTACAGGGCTATAAATAGGCTCTGTAAAAGCAATTTCGTAAATTCCTTGCGGTAATTCTGATTTATATAATTCTTTTGTCTCGGACTCAATTTCGTAATTGTGGCTTAATATTTCAACTCCGCTTACAAATTGAAGTTGTTTGGAACTTCCACCTACAAATTTGTCTGATTTTTTTATTGTTTTCGTTACAGTTTCTACAGGTGTGTAAATTTCAATGTAGTTATCTCTTGATGTTTCTACAGTCGCGCCAAGCGCAAAACCCAATTGGTGAAGCGCTTCTCTATGTGAGCAAATAGGTATCCATCCGTTAACGGTTTTAGATTTTAAGTCATCACCAATTCTATAAGTTTGCCAATCAGCAGATACCATAATTTGATTTATTATATTTTCAGCCGTTTCATTAACATACATTTTACCGTCTTTAAACGTTGTCTTATCTAACAAACCCATTGCATCTATAGATTTAAAACTTGATACATTTTCGTTGTCTTGATTCCAATCATCTAAATAAAACGTACCCATGTTAATTGAAGTGTTTTCAATTACAGCCGTTACCGAAACTGGTTGCGATTGCTGCATTGATTCATAAATACCAGTTGGGTTACCTATAGAAAAATCCTTTTCTTTGCTAAATAGCTTAAAACTAAATGTGTCTATTGGAACGACAAAGCTTAATGGGTTTAATTCCTCTACTAATCTAGCTTGAATAACATCTTTCCCGTTGTAAGAAATTAACGATCCAAAAGCTAGGCTGTCTAATTTTATCAATCTATTCGGCTTAGAAGTTTTAGTAAACTCAACCTCTATTTTGTAATAATTTTCAACTTTTTGGTCAACTACATAAACACCTTGTTTTACAGTATAATTACCTTGTTCTATAACAGAATCAAGGTTATCAAACCATTTTATATTTACATCATAATCAAAGTCACCATTTGACAAAGAATCAAAAGTCAACCCTATTGACGTGTGCGGTAATGTAAATGTAAATATTAATTTTGGGTTTATAGAAAAGTTTCCGTTTGCATCTGACATAAGACCAGACCAATAACCCATGTTTAATGGTTGTGGGTCATCTGGAAACATATTAAAACTTCCATCGAGAAGCCACCTATTTTCTTCTAACGTTGCGTATTTATTTACTGGCAATACATCTTTTTTTAATTCATCCAAATCAACAAAATTTTTCTTGCTGTTAGTGGTTACTGTTAAATCAGATTTAGCTGTAATGTCGTAAAATCCTATTTTAATTATAGTATCCGTTTTCATAATTTAACTCCTGTTTGGTGCTTTTGCTGTAAATCTACAAGTTAACCCACTCCACCACGTGTCATTTCCGACCGCTTTTAACATTTCTACCTTTACATTAGACGTGTATATGGTAAATGTAAGTTGTCCTAGTGGTGTATATAAAGAAACCTCGTGAAACTCTACAGGTTCTGTAAGTTTATCGAATAATCTTCCAAACTCTCCATTTTCGTTACCTATACCAAACTGTAATTCTTGGTTAAAAAATACACCTATAAGCTCTCTTTGCAAATCGCCAGTCTGTGTCCTTTGAGCAAATTTATCTAAAAAGTCGGCGGTTAAACCGATTTTAGTAATTGGCACGTTATAATCAATTCCGTCTATGTTAATCATTAAAATCCACCCCCAGATATTAGAGAAACCCCGACTTGATTTTTTGCTTTTGCGTTATGAGGCACCATTATTCTTGCAAAAGTGTCGGCATCTATTTGCATTACAATTTCTTGATTTGAACCTTGTTCGGATAAAGCTTGTCTAAATGCGTCTAGCATGGTGTCTAAAGGTGTTTCGATGTTTATACCACTTGGTTGATCTCCTAGCATGGCCATAAACGGATTATTTGGTTGAATTGTAGCGCCTTCTGCAAGTTTAGGTATATTTACCTTTTTAACATTGCTGATATTTACACCGAACCCTTGTCCACCGATACCAGGCACCCAATCAGGTACGTCAAATTCTATTTTATTAAGTGCGTTAATAATGTCGTTTACACCATCTATAAAGAAGTTAACAAAACTTTCGAACATACCTATCCATCCGTTTATAGCTCCTTTTATAAAACTTCCTATAGCTTCGAAAACAACTTCTGTAGCTAATTTTATGCCATCCCACATTATATTAAATGTATCTGTTAATGGATTTGTTACGTTTTCTTCAAACCACATTTTAGCTGTATTCCAAACGTTTTTTAAACTTTTCCAAGTTTCTTTTGATTTTAATTTGGTTGCATTCCATAAATCTACAAAAAACTTTTCTAATGGAGTTGTAACATAATCCTTAAACCATTTTTTGGTAGATTCCCATTTAGTTTTTAAAAACTCTGCCGCAATATGAGAAAAATGTTCTATATCTTGAAATAATATTACAAAAAACTTTGCTGTCGGAAGCGTTACGTAATCAAAAAACCAATCTTTTAAACCTTCCCACTTTTCTTTGATTCCTTCTACTGAGCTTAACGCTAAATTTGGGAGATTATTAAAAAAGTCATTTAATTTACTTAAACTTTCAAGTGGTTTGGTTATATTTAAATTCATAATGGGTTCAAGGAAAAAATTCCAAAACCACTCAAAGCCCGATCTAAAAAATTCTATCGCTTTGTTTATAAACGCTATATTTCTGGCTATAACATCTAGCAATATAGGTGCGTAACCTTCTAATGTTACTGTAGACAAAGGTACAAGAACATCTGTATAAAGCCACCTTAAACCCTCTAAAGCTGTTTTTGTAATAGGCTTTATAGCTTCGCCTATTCTTTCTAATCCTGTAGATACACCAACCAAGCTAATTTCTTGCAATGGTTTTAATAAATTTTTTATTTTTTGTATAACGTTTTCTACGTCAGAAGAAAGCTGAACACCTGCGCCTATTTCTCCACCTAGTCCAACAAGATTTAATCCAGCTGCGCTTGCTGCACCTGATGCAGATGTAGCTGTTTGGGTTTGCAAAACGTTTAAGTCATCAAACGCAGCCAATGATTTTTTAGCTGCTTTTCCCGCTGCTGTTGTTGCCGCTGCTAATTCCTTTTGTGACTTTGTGGCCTTTCCGCCCGTATCTGCTAATTCTCCTTGTGACTTTGCTATATCACCAAACAAAGCAGCTGTTATTTTTTCCACTAATACAAGTACATTTGTAAGTCCTTCTATTAACGGGATTATGGCGTAATTTACCACGTTACCTATAATTGTTTTAAGGTTGTCTAAAGCTGCGCCAAACTTTTGTTTTACTAGAGCTGATGACTTTTGAACCTCATCACCAAACTTTTCGTGAGCTTGTTCAAGTATTGCCATAACTCTGATTTGTTGCTGTACTTTAAAATCTAATTGTTCCCAAGATTTATCACCAGCAAATTTTCTAAAAGCTTCTGTGGACTCTAGCAACGCTACATTAACGTTAATCCCAAGGTCTTCGATGGCCTCTGTGTTTCCTAAAACGCCTGATCTTATACGACTTAAAACATCTTCCATAGTTCGTCCTGTTTTTGAAGCTACTACAGCAGCGGAATTAAGCATTTCTATTGTAATTTTAGAATTTTCTTCCGTTGAGTCTGAAATAGTTGAAAATAAATTACCGAATATAGAGGCGTATTCATAAGCAGTACGCCTAGATAATCCTATTGCAAATGCGTTGTTTTCTGCAAATTTAACTACTGAGTCGCTAGCATCTGCAAATATATCTTTTACCCTAATCATAGAAGCTTCCAAAGTTGTAGATAATTCACTTACATCTTTTCCAAATAGGTACAAGCTTCTTAGGGTTAATATTCCGATTAAACTTTTCTTTATTCCTGATATGGAATTTTCTATGGAGATAGAATCTTTTTTGAATTGATTAAATATACCTTTAGATGATTTTTTTGCTGTTCTCTCTGTTTCAGCCCACGCTTTTTTCATTGCTTCTGATTGTGTCAGACCCGCTTTTCTGTATTCGGCCGCAAGTTTTAAAACTTGTGACTTCATAGAACTTACACCTTTGTTAAAACCTTTTTCGTCTATTTTTGTATCTATTCTTATACTACCGTCATACGCTGGCACTTCCTTCACCTTCTTTCAGCATATCCCAAAATTTATTGACAGACTCTTCTTGTTCTTTTGATATTTTGACAGGCAATGCACACATTTCTTTAGCTTTTGTGTAATAATTGCGTTCTTCTGCGCTCATTTTGCCGTCTATTTTCTTACTTCTTATTTTAATGGTGTTTGTATATGCACATTCCCCTAAGTCCGCTATAAGAGCATTAAATTCAAACCAGTGCATCTTCTCTCTAGTTATGTCTATGTTATAAATTTTTCTGAACGCGCTCGATATTAAATGGCTGTCGTATTCAAAATCCGAAACACGTTCATTGTTATCACTACTTGCGCTTTTTTCCTTACTGCAATTCAAAAACCACGTTAAACCCTCTAACGCTATGTCTAAAGGCGGTGCGCCGTTTCCGAATAGTAAATAAAGTGCGTTTGCAAGTTTTTCGTTATCACTTAAATCTGAGTCAGATAAAGCTATTATCATTTGAACCCCTATCCTGTAATCAAATCTTATAAGATACCCTTTAAAACTTTCTGGGTATCTATCTAAAAAGAAATTATACATTTCCTAGCCTTTCTGGGTTGTATTTTTGGTTTTGAACTTCTGCCCTTACAGCCATTTCCTCTCTGTGATTTTCAAAATACGGTTGTATAGCTGTTAAAAATTGCGATATGTGATCCATAGATGGTACGATGTTGCCAAACACCTTCCTACAAGTTTCGTCACCAAATACAACGTCTATTTCTTCTTTAAACATTTTATGAGATTGCAAACTAACTTCTGCTAGTTTTTTAAAATTTGGATCAATTTTTTCACCTGTAATATCTCCTGGAATTTCGATAGTTTCTGAAATGGCTTTTAAACGTTTGTGTTCAACTTCAAACTTTTCAATTAAATTAACAACTTTAAGTGGAAACTCTTGGTCTCCAAAGTTAAGTGTAATAAATTCACCTTGGTCATTAACTTCAATTTTAACCGCGCCTGTATTAACTCTTAATTTATTCATAAAATCTCCTTTATAATAAAATAGCCCGCCCTTTTAAGGACAGGCTTTTATAAGCTATGCAAATGTTTTTGTGCTTGGGTTAAATGTACCGATTGTTGAATCGCCTCTAAAATTAACCGTATAACTAATGGAGAGGGGGTCGGTGGCAGGGCCGCCGTAACTATCAATAGAAATTGATACATTTTGCTTTTCAGCTGGGTACGCTCCGCTAGATTCAGTATCCCATAAATCTACTAAAACGATATCCGTCGCAGCATCACCAAGTACTTTTCTCTTAACTCTAATGTCGTTAATAAACTCAAATACCGCATCACCTTTATCAACTTTTTGGCTAAGTGGTGCCGTAGGTTGATAACCAGTAATTTCTGTTGATGCTGTAGCGGAAATAATGTCTTGTTCTGTAGTTGTCTGAGCGTTGTACTCAATAGATAATTCTGATACGCCTTTACCCAAAAGTTGATAATCCGCTGAACTCGTTGGCGCAACGTTTAAGAAAATAGCCTGTTTCATTCTTGCTACACTCATGTGTTATGCTCCTTTCTGCTCGTAAACCATTCTTAATTGTATTTGATAACGTGCTTTTGAATCGTCGTTATTCATTAAATACCCAAGGCCTAAAGCTTCTAATTCTGTGGCCTTTTTACCAGCTTCTAATGCAGGTAAAATACCATTGTCATTGCTTTCTTTTATCCAATCTGCGAATTTTTCATAAAATCCACTGTTGCTCATATTTTGTATTGTATCTTCTCCGTAAAATTCACGGCTTGCAAACACAAATAAAAATTGATTGGTTTCATTTCCTAGTATGTCCGCTTCTATTAACGTTTCGCTGGGAACTGGGTCTATAGTATAACCGTTTTCATTACTTAAATAATCAACATTAACAGGAAACTCTTCTAAAAACGGACAAGTTAATATATAATTTCTAACTGATTCTACTAATGTCATTTAACACGACCTCCAAACGCTGCCCCTGCTTTTCTAATAATTTCTTTTTTATGATCTTTCATTGCTCTATCAAACCATTGCTTACCTCTAAGAGGCCCCGTCTCTCTTCCTATAGGCAAGTTACTATTGTAAACTTTGTGAGCGTACGGCGCAATCCATTTTACTTCCCCGCTACCTATAACAGTACCCAAAGTACCAGATTTAATTAAAAAACTTGTAATCATAGGGGTATACGGTTCGCAAACTCTTAAAACTTCGCTATCAACAACTTTCTGGGCTTTAGAAAACTTTAACTCGTACTTAGGTTTAAAATCTTTATTCCATTCAATTTTAACTGTACCGCCAGTAGTTTTCTTTATAGATCCTCTGGGTGTAGATATGTTTTGAATAGCCATTACTGACCACCTACAAAATAATGTCGCATTCTAAATGACCCAAACAGCTTAGGGTCAACACTTGTTATTGTGATAACGTCATCAAGCTGTTTTTCTAGTTCTGTGACGTTATTTACTTCTAAATTAACTAAACCTTTTGCTATTTTATCCCCTATGTTCAAAGTCCAACCTGTTTGATTTTTCTCGAACTCTCTGGGGCTTACATATTCATTAGCAGAAGTAAGTGGAATGTAAACAACCGCAGTATTAGCATTTTCTATACCTGCTTTAACTATACTTGCAGCTTTAACGGAATCCCAAAAAACTTGACCTTCTATTTGCGTTCTTTTCCACTTATTCATTCTTGTTAATTTATCGTAGTATTTATTATAAACGGTTATGTTTGTGTTTGTTTGCATCAATCCACCCCCGTATATAAAAGCCCTGTGTCCCATAGGTACATCTTAGCTGCGTTCATTTTAGTTTTAGAAGTTATAGCCCTGTCATAAGTAACTGAGTGACCACCTACAGATTCAGAAATAATATGCTTATCGTTATCGCTATTCAAATAATAATCTTCTGCAACTGCACAAGTTGCCATTTGTATTTCATTTTCATACTCTGACAGCTGTTTTGTAGCCTTACCTAGTGTAATTGCATTTAAATACTCACTTGCTCTCTGCGATACTTTTGGGAAAGAGGACTGAGGTATGACGTCCCCTAAAAATTTAGTTTTATAAAAATCATAATCAGCGTATGCCATACCTAATCACTCCTATTTCTTTGGTTTTTCTAACTCTTGCACTTTTGCTGCAAGGGCTTCGTTCTCTTTTTCTGATTCTTCGTATTTTTCTTTTAGATCGTCATATTTCTTTTGGAGGACTGCAAATTCCTTTGCGTCAACTTTTGCATTAACTGGCGCTTTTAAAACTTTGCCTTTATCGTCAATCACTGACCATCCATCGGAAAGGTACTTATCTTCGAAATTATCTTCAACTTGAAGCTCTTTGTTTCCTTTTACAACTCTAATCATTTATGTCACCTACGCTTCCATATTAAACATAATTGCGTCTTTTTTCTCATTTAGAATAAATACATCTTCGAATGATTCTTCGTAGTAAACATATTTACCATCTGATAACGCAGAAGGTTCGCTAAGTTGTGAAAACTCATAAGACACAGGTGTGATAACCGCCATTGGGTGAATTAACATACAGTTAATTTGCTTCGCTCCACTACCAACTACCCATCCTGTTGTAAAGTTATAAACCGACTTCATTAAAATTGAAGGAACTTTAATAATTTCAACATCATCAAGTCTTGAGATCAATCGGTTGATTTGAGCAGCTGTTTCACTTTTTACATCGTACTGTCTTGATAAAGCTTTAATGTTTTTAATAATAGTGTTAACGGCTGGTGTAACGTATAACAATCTACCGTTAGCAGGAACTAGCTTTTCGTCCATTGCTTGCATCCATGTATCAAATTGCGTAAGAAAGTTGTCTACTGATAAAACAGTTGTATCAGCCGTACCGCTTGCAGCTTTCCATAAGTCAAGAATTTTAGAAACTGTATAAGCGTCCATTTCTGGGAACTTTTGAGTTTCGTTATACACTTGCGTAATGTTTTGGATAGACGTCACAAAATTTGTTTGGTCGATGTCCATAGGGTGGACTAATGTATCCCATTTTCTTTCGTTAGAAAGGACTTTAGTTTCCCATTTGTTGTCGTAGTTTCTTGTTTTAGTTCCAATAGTACCTCTATTAGCGTCTTTTCTACCAGTTGTAGAAATCACAGGGATTTGAATTGTGTTAGCTCCCGTGATTCTATATCTGCCGTTGTTTGGTGTTGCATAAAGTGCGCCGAAGTTAAGCACGTAAGGAAAAGCTTGTGCTAATGCTTGGCTGTACTGTACTGCATAATTTAACGCTGCCATATTATTTCACTCCTATTCTGGTTTTGGTCTAACGCCAGTAAAATTAAAAGACATTGCGTCTCCGCTTGGCGTTGTTGTTTTATGTTGTTGCGTAAAAGTTGGTGGCTGCTCTGTCTCTGGAACATTAATCATATGACTAAGCGATTCGCCTTTAGCTTTAACTTGTTCATCAAGGCCAATAAAGTTTTCTCCATCTCTTGAAATCTTGGTTAAGTCCAAATGAGCTTTAAAACCTACCAAGTCTTTTACGTTGTACTTGTCAGAAGAAAGAACCTTGTCTAAGCCATCGTTAAACAGTCTGTCACTTTCTCTCTTTTCATAATCTGCTTTTTGCTCGTTGTACTTAGTTTCCCATTCTAACGCCGCTGTTTTAATTGCTTCGATGTCCATGCCTTTAAACTCGTTTATTTGATTATTAGCTGCGTCTAGTTGTTTGCTAAGTTCTGTATTTTTATCCTCTTGCGCTTTGAATTTTTGACTATCTACATAATTGCCAGTACCTAAGTCCGCAAGTTTAACTTTTGTACCCTTTAGCTTTTCAGAAACTTGGTTGTATAACTCGTCCCCTAGATGCTCTTTTAAAAATTCCATGTATTTCTCCTTCGACTGATTTGATTTAAATGTCAGTTCACTCTGACTATTGTCTAGCCTTTGTTTAAACCCCTTTAGGCTAGGGGGAATTGTTAATTATATTATAACATAAGTGCAAAAATTTTTGCAACTAAAGCAAAAATAAAAGAGTACAGCGTTAATACGCTATACTCTCTAAATCATATCGCCTTAATACACCAGTAGCTTTTGTAAACTCTCTAGCCTCCATTTGCCATTCTAATACCTTGTTTTTTTCTCTAGTTGCGTCTATATCTATAGATTCCAAAGCGTTTTTTTGCCTTTTCCATTTACGTATATTTCTTTCGATCGCTCTTTGTCTCTGGGTAGCTTCGTAAAAACTATACGTCTTGCTTTTATATTTAACATCTGGACGTTTAGGCAATTCTGGCAGGTCTACGATTACACCTTCAAACCAAGGAAAAAATGAATGCCTGCATCCAGCGCCCCCAAGGCCTTTTACGTTGCCGTAACCCGTTGTTGTTTTAAAATCTTTGTATTTACTACTAGGACGCTTGCTAAAAATCTTACCCTGCCACGCTTCGTGGTTTTCAAATCCAACACCCGTGTTTCTTGCTCCCCAATGTTGTGAAGTTTGGACGAGGTAAGAACCTAGTTCGTCCCCAGTGGCATCTGTTATCTGTAAAGCTGTTTGATTAACACCTGTTAAAACTGCGCGTCTGACAGCTACATCTAAATGATCTTTACGTCCTTGAAACCCAACTGTTGTTAAACCCTCAGAAGCTATACCCTTTACCGCCTTTTTAATTGCTGAGGTGTAATCTAATGCCCCTGTGGTTATTTTCATATAAGCCAAATCTACAGTTTGTATGTACTGCTGAGTTACATTCATTGCCATAGTTCTTGTAAAGTTGTTTAAGCTTCCGTTAGTTCTTTCTATTCCTGCATTAAGTATCTGAGTTAAAAATGGTTGTTCTAATAACTTACCTGCTGTTATTCCTGCTGCTGTGTATATTTTGCTGTCATACGCATAACTTTTTAATGCTGCATTCTGTATTGTGTTTTTGACTTCTAAGCCACTTTTATACGCTATGCCTTGTGTTAGTCTTATAACAGTCTTGTATAACTCGTCACGCTGTTTTATACGCATTGAACGCACATCTTTAGCCTTTAATGTTTTTTCAATGACCTTAGCCATCTCAATGATTACTTGCATTTCTAAATCTGCGTAGATATCGCTTAATATATCTGATACGTTGTCTAGGTAATCTTTGCTTAACATGACTTGTCCTCATATTCTTTTGTGGATTGATTTAGATTACACTTTTCGCATATTTCTGACCCATCGTCATATAATTCGACTCTTAATCTACCACAACCAACACATTCTTTGTCAATGTATTTAATTGCTATTCTCTTAATAATAGGTTCTTCGTATTCTATAAACATATTATCACCTCAATTTAACAAAAGCCGCACTATTAGCACGGCTGAGACAGGAATTTTATTTATTTTCAATAACTTTAGTTTAATCTTTCTATCGTTACACCTTGATCGTTCATCAAATAAACTTCATCGTTGCAGACTAATAGTATTTTATCAAATTCTTCTCTGTCTTTTAAATTCGCTAACACTACTATGGCTGAATAGTCATAATCAACAGTAGGCAAAAGATTTTCAGTTAAAAGTGGTTTTTGTGTTACTTTTGCATCGCCTAATTCCTTTAACTCTCTGTCGGCTGCTAATAAAAAAATAGAGTTATGGATTTTGATGTGTGTAGGATCATTAGAGTTTACTGCATCTTTAACAGATTCGCCTACTAGTTCGACAGTTCCATTTAATGCAAGATCCATAAGTTCATTTTGACATATATCTTTTTTTACCACATTTGATAAACCGTCAATAAATCCCCAGTTTCCTTCGTGCTTGTATTTAACAATCATTCGTATCTTCCTTTCTCGTATACCTGTCTAATAAAATTATAACATCTATCAAATAACTTGCAATAGCAAAATATTTTGCGTTGTTTTATTATTACAATGCATTATAATGTTATTAGGAGGTGCTGGAAATGAATAAAATTTATAAACTACAATGTACAGATAACACTGAAAAAGTAACAGAATTAACACTAGGTCACTTGTACGAAGGTATACAAAGTGGAGAATTAGGATATACAATATTATGTAACGATAATTGTTGCGAACAATATTACTCAAAATTTAGGTTTGAGGTATTAAAGGAACTTGTACCTATTGTGTGTGATGAAGATAATGAAACTTACATCTGTTGGAAATGTAAAAGAGTTTTATCAGATCACGAGTGGAAATATTCTAATGGTTGTCATAATTGTGGTAGTGAGCTTACAACAGAAATTTATGACTTGGACGAAATGGAGGGGTAAAGATGGACTTAATTAATTTGCTGAACGAGATAAGAGAATTAGGGTATACTTATCAACTAACACCTAAAGCATTGCGTATATGGGTAGTAAATAAGCCTATGACGGCTGAAAAGTTTAAAGGCACACCGATTAGTAATGCTAAAGCAGCAGTAGAGTATATAAAGTGGGTTTCATGATTACATTCGTTAACTACGTTTGGTTATTATTAACATTAACTATTTTGTTAGTTATAATCTTATCTATATTTTTTAGCCATAAGCAAGTTAAAAAATAGGTTAAATAAAATAGACCCCTTAACGGGGTCTTTTCTTATGCAAAATTATCATCTATTGTTGGCATCTTAGGCACATTAGCTTTTGCTGTTGCTTCGTCCTCTCCTAGATACCACATGCGCATTTCCCAGTTATTAATTACTGAGTCTTTTAACATCATTCTTTCAGTAAACTCACGCTCTCTATCAGCCACTATGGAATCATCCCATTCGTATGAAGTTTTATAAGTTCCTGCTGGCGCCAACTTGTACAATGTTGTCATTACGTCCATGATGTAGATTGTATGTTCTAGCGTATTCTGTAAAGCTTTCTGTATATCCACAACGGTTGAATACGATCGTTGCTTTGATTGTCTTACCTCTGTTGCGGTCTTATCTTCTGACTGAGGGTCTGATATAGTTCCATAGGCAAGACCACAATTAAATTCGATTTTTTTAAGAATGGCGTCTAACCCGAATAATATTGGGTCGTTTCTAAGTTCTGGTGTCCAGTCTTCAAATAACCCATTGTCATCAAAACCCTCTAAAGTTTTATACAGCCTTGCATCTGGCAGTCTACTTTCACCACGCTCGTCTTTTTTCCAAGCTGAAATATCTGTATAAAGGGCACGTTCGCCACTTTTATTTTCCCACAAAAATCTAGACCATTGCTTGTCCGCCTCTTCTATTAGGTCAACAGCCCTAGAAAATACTGATACACCAACAGGGTTTCCAGTTTCTACAGTGTTAGCCATAGGGTTTTTAAAATAAGCAAATAAAGGGCGTTTTACGCTATTTACCGTTACTTCTTTAGCCAAGTCTTTCCATTCCTCCACAGAATCAAGTGGTATGCTTTTGCCTAGGGTCTGTTTGCCTTCTGAGACAAAAGCGTTATTAGAAATATACTCTTGTCTGTCTAAAAACTTGTGGTATTCAAGCTTGTTGTAATATTTAGTGGCGTAACCAGTCTGTCTTACTATCTGCTCTAAGAATACCGCTTCTGTAACAATACCCTCTGAGTCAAATGTAATGGGAAAAAAGTAATCTGCTTGTATAAAATCTACGCACAATTTATCACCACTAACATAAGGTTTAAAAACCCCACCGCCTTTGGCCAGTGAATATTCAGTGTTGGTTCTAATACTTTCCAAAAACTTTTGATAAGAATCATTAAGAAAATCGGCCCTGCTCGATCCTTCGATATTTGATTTCATTTCTATTGTTACGAGTCTTGCCATTTCATTACTTACAGCTGCACCTAAGTTAAGGCTTTTAATATCCTTTGTCAGCCACGGGGAATCATTTGAATATATATTACCCCAGTCTGTTATTTTTTCAGCCATTTTTGTGGATATAATAGGGTTTACCCCTATGGCATCAGATATGCTTTTCTTGCTAAACAAATTATTCACCTTCTCTCTTATCCATTTCCATACTGAGTTAAACACTTAATCACCTCTTATTATATTCCGTTAGGAACTTAATATCCCTCTCCCAACTATATTCGAATCCGTCTAAAGTGTCGATATCGGTAGAACCATCATCTAACCTCTCATCAATTAAAACATCTTCATTCCACACAGCATCACCCAAAGCATCTACTAGCGTTTCGCAACCGTCTGTGTAGTATAAACTTCCTCTATTGATTAAAGTAACTGTAGCTCTAATACGATCATTGATTTCTTTCTTTACGGCGCCCTTTACAGTTATAGGTAGCCCTCTTCTTTCAGCTTCGTTTCTAAGGCCCCTTATCAGAACTGTTTCCGCATTATCGCAATAAGCATAATCTACACGACCATATTTTGCAATTATCATGTCTACAAATTCACAGAACAACCTAGATAAGTCGTCTGGGTCAATATCGCCAAAGTGTCTTTCTGACCCTAGGGCTATAACACCTGAATACCCTCTTAATATACCAGTAGCTACAAAAGCTTGACCAGATTTAGTACCACCGAAGTCAACGCCTATGTTTATCTCTTGTATAGCGAATTTGTTTATGACGTCTTCGTAAGGCACATAAAATTTCGATGGATTTGCGCTAAATTTGGAATATATAACGCCCTCAGCTCTCACCCAAAGGCCTAATATATACCTTTGATAATAAACTGTTCCTGCATACTCAGCCTTAAGACTGTTTTTAAATGATTCTGGCAGGTAATCGTTGTCATCTAATGTATAATGTTGTGCAAAAACATCAATTCCGCTGTTTTCTTCTTTGGCCTTATCAAGAAATTCTTTAAACCAATGTTTAGGGTGATCTGGGTTACAAGTGCCATAAAATACTGAGTATTCTTTATCTAAACGAGACTTTAACATGTTAAATACTTCTTCATTCCATGTGGCTACCTCGTCCCCTATGCATAGTTTAATAGCTTGACCTTGTATCTTAGATACACCACTTATTTTTTCCGCACCTACGATGTGAAATAATTGACCAAACATTACTACTTTGTTGGTTCTTATATTCCCCACCAATGACTCACCCCATATATCGCGCATAGGTTCTAAAATGTTTCTTTCTATAGTGCTGTGTGTATTTCCAAGTATAACAGCAAGGCCAGATTCGTTTAACAGTTCTCTGGTTTTTTTAGCTATAAAGTAATAGGATAAAAACGTCTTACCACTTCTTGTGGCCCCATAGGTTACACACCACCTGTGGTGGCCTATTACACATTCACGCCAAAACTCTTTTTGCTTTTTAGTCATCTGCATGATTAATTACTCGCTTGATCGTTTAAGCCTGACATAATCTTATCTAGCTTATTCATCACTTCTTTATCTGAATCTTCTTCACCTTCAAACAATCCAATATATTCACCGAGTTTGGTTAATGCTTTGTCTTTACAATGGAGTTTGAACTTAAACTGGCCATCCCTGCCAATGGATACCTCGGCCACATTCCAAGTATCTATAGTTGTTGAGTTTTTAAGATTAATATCTAACTTATGATAAAAATCTTCTTCACCTTCATCATTCTCAAATTTAACTTGTACCGAACGATAAGACAAGTAGTTACTTATATCATCATCAACAATCTTTTTATACTTAGAAAGGACATAAAGCTTATCTATGCCTAATTCGTCCATCACTTCTTGCTTTAACTCCGCAATTCTTGATTTGACTTCATCATTTTTCAGCAGTCTGTTAGCTTGCGAGTATGCAGTTTTTTCAGAATACCCAGCTTTCATAGCTGCCTTAGTTCCGTTGTAAAGCTTTCCATCTATCTCGGTTATATAATATTGGCAAAACATTTCCCTTCTTTCGTTGTCTAACTTTGCCATACTACCACCTCTATTATATTATAACATATCAAAGCCCCTTTTATGTATTATAAAACCCGTTACGCATAACTTAATATACATAACGGGTTTATTAAGAGGTATTCCTCTGGTAAATTATTGTAAAGGAGGTGGTAGGACTCGAACCTACGATTATGCTTATCTCAGATTATGCTAGCGCACACCTTACCAACTTGGCTACACCCCCGTGTTGTCAACTTTCTGGATGTTGACTTTAACCTCCACTACTCTGCTGAGTGGTCAAGTTGAATTTTTTATGAGTGTTGTTCAAGCCCTTCAAAAAAATTCATTAAAAAACGTTCGCTTGTGGCGGTATAAGCAGGATTCGAACCTGCGCGCGTTTTATCGCCTAACTGGTTAGCAACCAGCCCCCTTAATCCTCTTGGGTATTATACCATGTATCGGTGATTTATAACTTGGCTCACCACACCACCAACAGTTAGCAGGTTGGACTGCATTTGGTTCTATGCTATTCGTTAATACTTCTCAATAATGCGTTTTGAACACATGATATTGCTGTGCGCATTGCATCTTTAAATTGTTCCATTTCTTCTACCGTCATATGTTCGGAACAATTTACTTGAATATTAGCCTCAGCTCCATTAATTAAACTCGTTGCGTCTGTTTCTGCACTAAATAAAAATACCTTACCATTAACTTTAGTTTCTTTCATAAGTTTTAATCCTCTCTTTCTTGTTCATTGCAATACTCTGTGTACCAATCATTTATATTGATTCTACTTTTACCTCTTCTTCTTATTACGTACCATGTGCAATCTTCGTTTTCGTAATGCAACAACGCGTTATATGAAGACGCAAACTCTAGCTTTTCTAAAACACTAGCATACTCTTTAATGCAATCTGAATTCATTCTATACATAAATTCAGTAGAAGTCTTCGGCTTGGCACCCATACTATAAATCTCTTCGTTAATCTTTGATATTTCTTTAAACAGTTCTACCGCTTTTGCGTCTAGTTCTTTTACCTTGTGTAATTCATAGTCAAAGAACTTCCAATTCCAATCCATAACACCTTTGTTAATACTAAGGTTTTCAATTTCAGAACTCTTACCAAAACAGTCGCACCATTCGTATGACCTAGAATCTGTATTATATTTTACATATCTTTCTTTGTAGTGCATTCTATTTGTAGTGCATTCGTAAATGCATCCAGTTTCTTTTGCTTCTTTAAGCATATCTAAAGTATTCATAGATTAACCCTCTTTTCTATTTTTCTGGCATGCGGAATACTATAAAGCCCCTATTAACTGTTTGAAATCCTGCTAAATGACTTAAGTATTCTCCCCTTTGATTGATAATGTGATTTATAATTTCGTTCAATACCTCTTTTGCTCTTTCTTCTGATTCATACATACCCAATTCTGTTTTTTGATCCTCGCTACCTACAAACCCATATATGTTTTTTCCCATTCTAAAATACTGTTTGTATTCTCCTACCACAGTACCATCTTGACTTTCAATAGTAACCATTGCTTAACCCTCCAATTCTTTTAATTCTGCTTTGTAACTTTCCATAAGGTTGTTAGATGCTTCTAACTCTTTTTTAGCTTCATTTACGTAATTTTCGCACGCCTCTACACTTTCCTGTTGAGACTTAATTAATTCTTTTAGAGAGTTAATGTGTTCTTGGTTAGGGTCAAACTCTTTGAATCTCATTTCTGAAATTTCTCTTGCTGAGTAAATTTCTTCTGCGTATACGCACACGGAATCTTGGAACGATATCAAGTCACCTGATTCTATTTCCCAATATCCATTTGTTTTCGTTTTATACTTTTTATCGTTTTCCCAATCTAATTCGGTAACACTTAACCATTCTTGTTCTTCTGTTGAATCTTGGTAAGGTATCAAATCTTCAATCGAGAAATGATCCCCTCTGCCACTCGCACCAGTGCCTAAAGTGAATCTTTTTCCTCTTATATCGCTAATGTATAAAAAGCCGTTTTCCTTTAAAAATTTACATACAGAAGAATTCATTTTTTTCCATGTTTCAAAATTCATACCTTCGCTTTTTCCAATTACGCTAACTTTGTCACCTATTTTAAACTCTAATGTGTCCTCTATAGCACCGTAATTATATAGGTCTATAATTATGTCAAAATCTGCCGCTTCGTCAATGCACTCATCTTCTTCTGACATACATCTGATTTCTTCTACATCTGCACCGTAATATACAAATCCACTACCTTTTTCGCCATAGGTATTATAACAGGATGGGTTGGTGTTAAAAACCACAGATAAACCTTTTGATAGTTCTATATATAGCGTGTATAGTGTTCTTACTAGCTTAACATTATTTTCCTCGCAATACCTTTCTAACTTCTCTACATTTACTTTATATTTCATGTTTTACACCCTTTCGTTCGTCATTAAACGTATAATTTTAAAATTGTTTTGTTTTAACCCTGCGTAATAACTTCATTTTTACGAACTATATTTAATAAAACCTTTTTAATAATTCGTTTATCTGCTTTATTTGTTCTTTGTTTTCTCTATCAACAAAACTTGTAATTCCTCTTGTTTCCAAAGTATTTGAAAAATAAGCCATAAATTCTTTTTCTGTTTCAAATTTAATGTAATTGTTTTCAACTATTTTTTTTGGTCCTGTCTCTTTAACAAACACGCTGAGATACCTGTAATCTGTATTTATCCACTCTTTGTATTTCTCTATTAGGTATTTGTCTAACTCGTTTGAAACCTCTCGAGCTATTTTAGTTTGTTGGTTTTCTAAATATCCTATCATTTTATTTTAGCACCACATATAGGACAATGCTTTTTAGGTATTAACAGATACCAAATGAGATATAGCCAAGGCATAGCTAGTAAACAAGTTAGTATAAACGCCCACCAGTTAAACTTTCTTACTGGTTCTACTTTTCTTTTGCACAAATTACAATAACACATATTAAACCTCCTTATACCATTTAATTACTTTTGTTATTAGTATAGCTAAGATCACAATTAACCATATTAAAGGCCATATAAAACTAATTAAAAAGTTTCCTTTTTTAAGCCCTGCGCTAGACCGCGAATATATATACCAAGTACAAATTAAACCAAGTACGTAAATAATTTTTAAAGTAAGTATTTCCAACACCTCCAATACATATATTATAACATTTTAAATCAACTACTTAAATAGCTTAAAAATGCTTATTTAGTCTGCCGCAATACATTTTTTTCTGAACTGTGGTAAATGGTTTGTCGCTCTTTAAAGACTCTACAGTGGCGTAATTTAAACCAAGCCTTTCGCAAAATTCATCAAATGTATACTTTGAATTTTTAGCTAAATTATAAACAAATTCCTTGGTTATTTCTTTGTAATTAAAATTTACAACCGTTCCACTTCTTGCCCTTTCGCACTGTGCATCACTTACAACATAACTAAATCTACCGCAAGCCTTACAAAACCCATCTTTGTTATGTTCGCACCCTACACAATTATGCTTGCCACTTGAAGAAAATAAAATTCCGTCAATTATTTCAAATCTTTTACTTCTTAAAACTGGCATATAATCACCCTTTCGTAAAATTTTAAAACCTAGTTTCGTGTTTAATTACCTTCTTACCATTCATCGTGTTATTAATGCACGATCCCAATAAATTAGGGTTTTTAAGCTTTCTTTTTTTCCAGCGCTTAATTAAGTTTTTCATTACTTCACCCCTTTACTTTAACGCTCTTTTAACATCGCCCATTGTAATATTTCTTTCTTTGCAAAATTCGGTTAATTCTTGCCTTGTAATTTGTTCTTTTTGGTCTTTTGGTATTTCGGTAAGGGTTATTACTTTTCTACCGTTTAAATCATCAATTTCGGCGTCAAATTCCATCCCTTTAAAGCAACCTTGTTTTTCTAGTTTCGGTTTACTAAGTAGAACACCCCAACCGCTACCAATATCGCTTATTTTGGTTTTTTTAATATGTTCCATTATTCACCTCCTTATTAAATTCTTATACAAGCCAACCAATTAGATTAGCTTGGTAAGAACTTAATAACATTTAACTTCTACGTGGTCCTTCATGTCTATAAAATACTCTATATTGTCAGTTGTTTTTATAAGCAGTTTAGAACCACCAAAAGCCTTTTTAATAGATTTGCAGTTTTCTGTTTTTATTTTTTCGTTTTCCTAGTAGTGTATTATTAGCATAATTCACCTATTTTAAAATTTCACCAATGTGAATTTGATCTTTTAGTTTTAGCTTCATACACTTTACAAACTCTATATATTTTCTTGTGTATTCATAACTGTCTTTAAAAATATAAGTAGCTGCTTTATAAAGTTTTTGTTCGTGTTCGTCTATTACTTTTAATTCAAATTCAAAATCTCTACCAAACGGACAACCCGCACACCCAGTTCTTTTTAAGCCGTATACAGAATATGCTTCTGAGTGAACAACGTTAAACAAATCCTCATAGTAATTTTTATCTTCTTTTTTATACCAAAGTATTGGGTAAAATTCATCAGCACCGCTATCTTTTTCTTTAAAACAACTTTTGTGAGAATTTCTAACGCCACCCTCTGCTTTTCTTATGCCAACTATCATTAGATCTATGTTGTTTTCTTTTATAAATTGTTTAGATGGGTCTTTTTTTGCACCAAGACAACAATCGTTACTTATAGGAAAATCTGGCGGGTATTTAATCATAAATTCTTTTAAAAATCTATTATAGTTTATATTTAAAGACGGAGATTTATCATTGCACCACCATCTTAAAGCGCACCTGCACTTTGGATATTCTTTTATTAATTCTTCAAACGGCTTATCTTCCCATTTAAAATTGTGTTTTTGCAACCTTTTTATCATTTCGCTAACTTGTTTGCTTTTAAAAGGCTGACCTTTTAATTTAACTGTAGAAGGTATTGGTTTTTTTACCTTCAATCTTTCTATTTCTATCCCATATCTATCTTCCAAATAATCAAGGTGATCTAGCGTAGCTTTGTATTCTAATCCAGTATTAAAAAATATATACTTTACATTTGATTCGGTTTCTATCTTTGACATAATATCAATTAACAAATCACTGTCAGAACCACCGCTAATAGAAACGGCTATGTTTTTATATCCATTAACAATATTTTCTGTTTTTAAAAGCGATTTTAAAACAGTTACATTGTTAATCGAACTTATTATCTTCTTTTCCATTTTTACCCCCTGCGGTTATTTAAAACCATCTTTCCACACAGAAACAATGACCTCTATAAAACCATTTTTATTTTTATTAAAACTATTAAACCCTTGACCGTCATATCCGTTTTTTATCATATACTCTTCTGATTGATTTTGAATATCTTTCATGTTAACGCCTTTTAATGTAATTAATTTTAACATCTCTAATTCCTCCTATGTATCAGAAAAGTTAAAACCTAGCGGTTAAATGAATGCGCATAAGTTTTATTTTTTTATTTTGTTTGCCCCTATTTGTGTATATATTATAACAATAAATTATAACTGTCAATAGTTTTTAATAAAAAAAATAGAGACTTTTTTAAAAGCCTCTACATAGCCCGCCTTACATTTTTTAAATCTTCTTCTATTACGTTTATTTGAAGCTTTATAGCATAAATATTTTCTTGAACGACATCTATTTCATATTGAGCTAGATCGCGAACGTGCTTTAGTTTAGCAACCTCTTTGTCTCCTTGCGCTAAATTATACACTGCTGTTGCTGCTATAGGTTTAGTTGCTCCGTCCTCTGTCTCGTAACCTATAATCATCATTTTAGTCATAAGTCTCGTTCTTGCTGTTTTGTACTTGTATTCTGCATCAGCATATATTTTGCTTAGTTGTTGTTTTTTAACTATGCTTTTGTTGAGGTTTTCAATTAACTCTTTTCGTTGCTCATACATTTCTTGCATAGTTAGTCCTCCAAGTAGTTTTTGCCTATAAATTTAATAAAAGCTTCTCTCGCATCTTCCTTGCTTATAATATAAGTATCTAATAATTCTCGTTCCCAATCTTTTTGGTAACCCTGCTTAAAATAATTATCCCACTCTATACCCGTTTTACCGTACACTGGCGTTTCCGTTCTTCTTGTTATTGCATCATGTATAACGTGCGTTATTTTAACTTGTGCGCCGCATTTAATGCATAATTGACGTGTATTACCTCCGTATATTTCATGAGTCTCAGCATAAGGTAATCCGCTGATAATACATATATCGTTTTCTGTTGGTCTAGGATTGTTTTTTGCTCTCTTTTTCTTTTTCTCTGGTTTTTTTAAGTAATTCAAGCCATTCAACTCCTTCTATAACTTCGCCCATTTCCAAACTATCTTTATAACTAAATGAATTTTTTTGTTGTTTTGCTGCCCATTGCCTAAAATTATTTCTTTTTATAGCTACGTAAATGTTTTGATCTCCGCGCCATTCAACTATTAACCAATCCATTTTACATATTTGATGAAACTTTAATATATGCCGTTTGCCATCTTCAAATAACCTATAATCTATTTGATGGGTTATTTTTCTTGATTTTAACTCTACAAACACAGGGTTATCTTTCGGAAATAGCTCTGTATCAACTTTTTTATCCTTACGCCTGCGTTTGCCATTAGTTAACGTTTTTTCTTTTCTGAATGGTATTCCTACCTTATCGCACCAAGTGAAGAATAACTCTTCAAAGTTATCCCCCACTTTTGCGCTATTTTCTTTAATTGCCATTTAAAAACTCTTTTCTAAATTGTAATTGGTTTTCGTTTTCATATGATAATTGACCTTTTCTTATTTTTAATTGTCTAATATCTTCGGTTGCGTTGTTAATTGTTTCTTGTCGTTTTTTATCATAGCGTCACATTCTTTGCCTGTTTTAATTTTAGCTATGTTACTTTTTAAATTTGCCACGTTATCATCCTTTCATATTTATATATTTACACATTAGAACGGAGAATCCAAATCATCCTCTATGGCTTGAAAATCACTAGGGTCAATGCCGTAGTTAAAATTATCACCGCCGCTTTGTTGCTCGTCTTTCCATTCAAGCTTTTTCCATCTACAGACTAATATATCAGTTCTGTATCTAGTTTCACCAGAATTTGTCTTGTAACTACTCGTTTGAATAGAACCTGTAATAGATATTAACGTACCTTTCTTGCACAGTTGCGCCATGTTTTCGGCGTTTTTACCCCACACTACAAAAGTTGGAAAATCAGCTGTAGGTATATTCTTCGCTTGCATTTCTTCTCTTTTTTCTTTAGATAAACCCTCTTTGTCTACAGCTATAGCACTATTAGCTACAGCTCTACCACTCCCTGCGATAAATCTTAATTCTGGGTCCCTAGTTAATCTGCCTACTAAACATACACTATTCATTATTTTCCTCTTCTTTCTTTTGTTCTCTGTACCAGTTAATCGCCAAAGTATTCGCTTTTACGGTTGTTGTTGTGTGCATATACCATTTTCCGTGTACGAGGTAAGCGCCATTTTCTTTTTGTTCTGCCAATTCAATAGCGTCGTATAGTTCTGCTTTTTCTTGTGATTCTTTAGAAAATTCGATAAGTTCTCTCACATCACCTAATATACTCGCCAAAGTAGCTGCGGCTGGTTCGTTGCCATCTTTAAAAAGGCACTTTCCTAAATTAAGCATCCTTACTACTATTTCATTTGATAAATTACTAATTTTCATGTGTTTATTCCTCCTGTTGTGATTCTCTATATAACTTAAGTAATAATTCTTCGTTGAACCATTTGTGACATTCAACACCATCTTGTTCAAAACAAAACCAATCATAATTGCATTGGTGTTGCGACCACTCCAAAGCCTTACCAAACTCAACAAGTCTATATTTTTCTTCTTCCTCTGCTAATGTTTTTTCTAGTCTACATTCATTACATTCACAGTTAGGGTTGTTAGGTTGGTGTTCTACTAAATCCATCATTGATTGTTTAGCCCATTCTAAATACTCTATAACTACATCTATGCTATTGTAATTTTTAAAACTAAAAACCAAGTCAGATGATTGTATAAATTCTTCAATGGTTTTATCAGTGTTTTTTACACACTCCCCTATCTCATGAGTTGTTTGTCTTTCGAAAGATACCAAACCGTTCCCATGTTTATCTCTAGCTGATTTTACCAATATGTCTCCACCATTGAACTTTACTACTTTATTTTTTATTAAATCTTTCATTGTTTAGTTACCTCCCTCTAATCTAACCCGCTTAACCCGACTCGTTTTCTACGCATTGAACAGTAATTATATTTACTGTATTTTGCTTCTATGTCGTCGTAAACGTGACCATTTTCAACTTGTTCTCCGTCATATCTTCCATAATATTCTGTCTTACCTGTCAAAGTTTGTTTATTAAAAAATTCATCGTGTCCACAATGAGGACAACATTTTAAATCTGACGTATTTACTTGTTCTTTACTCATGTTTACCCTCGCTTTCTTAATAAACCCTTAATAGCATTAGCACAATTGTCGTTACCGTCCTCATAACCTTGTCTATAAGCATTAGTACTTTCATCTAAATCTTTTCTAAACGTGTGCTTATTACTTTTTTGACACCTCTCAACAACTTTCAAAACTTTTTTCTTAGATACTAATCCAAACATATTATTTTTCACCTTCCTTATCCCAAATTAATTTAGCTCCACATTTCCAACAATAATTTTCTTGACTTGTTACTTGTGCCATACATTCACATACTCCACTTTTTATGTTAAACAAATCAAGAAGAACTTCGTTGTTTTTACCTGCGTTGCTACAATGTATCGGTTTTACTTCTTTACTCATGTTTAGTTACCTCAACTTTAGATTTTTTTGCTACTTCAACTATTCTACTTGTTGCAGACATCATTGAGTTATGTTCTTTTTCATCATCTACCGATGATATTTCTTTTACTAATCTTGAACATAATTCTAATATATTTCTTTTAGTTTGCAATTCCATTGTTTATTCACCTTCCTAACCTAAACTTTTTTCTATCAAACACATTTTCTTTTTTCTCTTGTTCCCAAAACATCCTAGCTATAATGTTATTGCATGATTTAACTAGATTGTCCTTCATCCAATCGGTTTGACTAATGCCTTGGTAACCAATCGCTTTCATAAATAATGGTTCTACTCTCTTGCACCTCTTAACATTTTTTAGTTGGTTTCCATCCCATGAATAAAGACCTACGTGTTTTGGTATTAAGGGTTTTACTTTTTCTATAAGACTCTCTGGTACACAATAGTAATTTCTATGACCTACTAAGTTATGGCCATTCTTTGATTTAAAATCTGATAAACTTATTTTAATTTCGATAAAATAAAATTCAGATTTGTTATATGCAACAAAATCACATATACCTGTCCACCAATAATTACCCGTCTTTTCGTCATATTTTGGACAATTGACTTCAAGTCCACAACGCATTGATTTGGAATAAAAATACTTATACAACTCAGATTCTATAGTCTTTGTTAATTCAGTCTTGGCCAATGGTTATATCCTCCTAATTTATAATTTTCCGCACTCGTCTATTCGGTGAAATTTGTTCGCTAACTCTATTAAATCTTCATTGTTTAAAACTTCTTTTAATTCTTTTGATAATTCATCAGAGTATTTAACATGACTTAAAACGTGATATAATTGTTGAATTATTTGCTTTTCGTCATATTTAGCTTTTAAATCACCGCACCATAAAGGCATGCAACTAAAGTCTAAGTTAGCGCCTATTAGGTTAGCGTCTATTAGGTTAGCGCCTATTAGGTTAGCGCCTCTTAGGTTAGCGTCTATTAGGTTAGCGCCTCT